ACGCTGTCGCCCGTGGTGAGCGTGTAGTTCGTGGCCAGCTGACGGACGAAGACCTGATCGCGCACCTTCTCGAGCAGGCTGGCGATGAAGTCCACCGGCACCATGTAGCCGCCCGACGAGTCGGGGGCCGACTGGAGCGCACGGGCTTCGCCGGTCTTCAGGTAGTTGCGGAAGTTGTCGCGGTACTCGCTGGTCGCGATCTCGGGACGAGCGCGAACGACGCCCTCGACCAGCTCGCGGACCTCGGGACGCAGCCCCTCGAGCACGGCCTCGGCGCGCTGCTCTGGCTTTGCGGCCACGGCGCGCTCCTCGAGCTGCTCGAGCTCGGCGGCTTCGCGCTGGGTTGCCTCAACGCGATCGAGACGCTCGCGCAGCGAGGTCGCCTCGTTCATCAGCGCGTCGTACTTCTCGGTCTCCTGCGCGTCGAAGTCGCGGTTCTCATTCTCCGCGAGATCGACGAGCCCGCGAGCCTCGGCGATCAGCCGCGCCCGCTCGTTCCTCAGTTCGTTGATCTTCATGGTTCTCTCTGGTAATGGTGATTATCGCCGCCGAGCGGGTCAGGCTCTGCCCCGATGGGCTACGGCATCTGGTCCTCGAGCTCGACGCGCCGCTTGGCGTGCTTAACCCGAGGGTGATCGTTGCGCGCTTCTGGCGCGCTGGCCTTCGCTCTCTCGAGAGCTCGGGCCGAGACTACGGTCTGCGAGTAGGCCGGGTAGACGACCGGACCCACGTCGAAGAGCTCTCGTACTTGCGTGATGTAGCGCACCTGACGCCCATCGTCGCGCTGCTCCCAGCGGTCTTCCTCGACCGTGAAGGCGAAGCTGTTGCCGGTCACGTCGCCGCGCTCGATGAGCTCGTAGACGTCACGGCGCGACGGCGGCAGGTCGGGCACCTCGTAGAAGAGCCCGTCGCTGCGCGCCTCGATGCGCAAGGTCCCGCTGGCCGTGCGGCCGAGCAGGTAGTTGCTGTCGTGGTTGTAGAGCGCGCGCACGTCGCTCGCCTCGATGGCGGCGTCAAACGCACCCTCCTCGATGATCTCCGTGAAGCCGCCGAGGTCCTCGCTCTCCTGACCAATGACGGCGGCCATGCCGCTGATCGACATCGCCCCGTCGTCGTCTTGTCTGAGCTCGAGTTTCTCGAGCGGCACGAACCGTCTTTCCATGTTTTCGCCTCGGCTAATGTTCTGCCGTAATGTATCCTCTTCCGTATACTGCTGCCACGTGCTAAAGCAGAACGCGAGCCGCTGGTCCTGATCGGGGAAGTCGGCCATCGACTCCTCGTCGGCCATGCAGCGGCCGATGAACTCGTCCTGCGTCTCGCCTGCGGTCGGCTCTGGCATCAGCTGCTCGCGATCATCTGGCACTCGCAGCCCTTATGCAGCGGAGGGTGCCGAATGGTTTGGGTGATGCGCAGCTGCTGGCCCTCGCCGCCCTCGAGCTCGAGCCCGTCAGAGGCAAACGGCTCTGCAATGGTGACGACCGTGCCGTTCACTTGCGCACAGAAGTCGCAGGGGTCGGCGTCGGCAACCCATCGCAGCGCCGCTACGCCGAGCGTGGCGTAGGCGGTGCGCAAGATCGCTTGACCGGCGCGGGTGATCTCCTCGCGCGTGGCATCGTCGGCCCGTGATTCTTCCCAGTGCTCGGCCAGCTTGAGCAGGTCGTCGGCCGCTTGGTCGGGGTCGACGCGATCCAGCAGCGCGATCAGCTGGTGCTGCGAGTAGCCGGCGTAGCGGCTGGCCATCGCTGCGAGATACGACTCGACCCAGTTCTGCATCAGCGGCCAAGGATCTTCGCCGCCGACCTCTTGCTCTGCGCTGTAGGAGACTTGCTCCTGATAGCTGCGCACAATCGGGCCGACCACGCTCACGATGCGCTCGGCGAACTGCGGACCGTACTGGCCCTCGACCCATGCGCGGAAGCTGTCCACGCCGCGGAACTCGCGCTCGACAGCCGAGCGGATCGCGCGCGCTTCGCCCTTCGCAATCGTCTGGAACGCCTCGCGCAGCAGCGGTCTGAACGTGTTGGCCAGTCGCTGACGCGCCTGAAGGCTGCGGCGCTGAACTGCGTTCTTCGCTGACGGCCAGACCGAGCGCTCACGCTCGAGGCGCTCGATCGCCTCGTTCACGACCTCGCGCATATGGTCGAAGCCCCGGCTGCCCACCGTGTGCCACTTGAGTTGAGCGATGACGCCGTTCAGTCGGAAGTCCTCGAAGTGACGGGCGCTCCACGCCTCGCGCTCGCGGATCTTGTCGACCTGCGTCGGAGTGAGCTCGCCGGCCGGGATGTTGTCCTCGCGGATCTCGCGCAGGATGCGGTCGGAGCGGTTGCCCTCGACGTTGCCGCCGCGGCCCCAGATCTCGGGGTACTCCTCGCGGATGCGGTTCACGTACTCGAGCGGCGGCAGCGTGTATTGCGAATTGCTGAGGCTGACAGTCTCGTCGTCGCCCTGTGTCGGAAAGTCGGTCTGTCGCTGTTCCGAGATAGCGTTCGGTCGGCTCCGAATCAGCCGCAGCCCAGTGTCCGGCTCGGTCGACTCGGCCACGCCCACGTCGGGCGCCATGCCGGCCTCGACCATGTTCAGCGGCTGCAGGTAAACGTCGCCGTTCTCGATCGGGTTCAAGTCCTCGAGCTCGCGCACGTCGTTCGCCGACAGCCAGCCCCAGTTGCGGCCGATCGCGTAGCTCTCGTAGCGCGTCTTGATGTCGCCGCGCAGCAGACCCTCGAGATTGTGGCGGATGTAGTAGCCCGATCGGCGCTCGGCCTCGGTGAGCAGCGAGAGCTGCATACGCTGCTCGAGGATGACGGCCCACGGTCTGAGCGAGTGCACGACGAACTCGATCGCCTGCTGCTCGACGTTGCTGAACGTCGCGCGTGAGAGGTCGCGCAGCATATGCGGCGGCAGGTTCAGCGCCCGCGCCGCCTCTTGGATCTGGAACTCGCGGGTCTGCAGGAACTGGCTGGCCTCGGGCGGCACGCTGATCGGGTCCCACTTCATGCCCTCCTCGAGGATGGCCACCCGATGCGACTGGCTGACGCCCTGATAGCGGCTGTTCCAGCTGTCGCGCAGTCGCTTCTGCGCACCCTCCGACAGGCTGCCGGGGTGGGACAGAACGCCCGAGAGCTGCGTGCCTTGCCCGTAGAAGTTCGCGCCGAACTTCTCGGTGGCGATCGTGATGCCGATGGTCTGCTTGAGGCGCTGGACCATCGAGTCGCCGAGCAGGCCGCGCGCGTTGAATGAGCGCAGATGCAGCACGCGGTCGCTCGGCAGACGCGCCGCGACCACGCGGTCGTTGACGTCATCGAGGCCGACCGTCTGGATCTCGTAGTACAGCGTCTCATCTTGCGCGCGCTCGAGCTCGACGCGGTACCAAGACAGCGGCCACAGCTGCCGAATGCGGCCGCCTCGGTCGCGCACGATCTCGCTGTAACCGTTGCCGCTCAGGATCAGCGCGGCCATCATCTGCGAGCGCCACTCCTGCGCGGTCATCTCGGGATTCGGCGCGCTGTAGAGCAGCGGGTCGACCGGGTGCTCGCGCATCACGCGGCGCTGACCGTCCTCGCCCATTCGATAGACGTGGAGCGGTACGGTCGAGAGGCTCTCGGAGATCAGCCGAATGCCGGCCCAGATCGCAGAGGAGGAGAGAGCCGCGTCCTCGTCGACGTAGACGCCGGCGTCGGTATCTGCGGCGCCGAAGGCTCGCATGAGCCAGCTCGTCGGATTCGCGGGCTGAATGCTGCGCCGGAGCGCATTGCGGAGTAGGGCCACGGTACCTCGGCGTTAGTCGGCGGTCGCGAGGATGTAGCTGGTGACTGCGCCGAACAGTCCGGCCACGATCCACGCCAGCGCAGGAGCGACCTGCGCTACTCCGTAGATAATAGCGACGGCCGACAGTCCTGCCAACAAGTCCGCAGCTGTGCTCTTGTTCATAGGGTCAAGATCCCTCGCTCTTCGTAGGCTGAACTCGGGGCCGGCGCCGAGAGACGCACGGCCATGTCGTAGGCGATCACCGCAGCGACCGCGGCGTCGATGTGGCGCTCGCTGTTCTTGTGGTCTTTGCTGATGCGCGGGCCGCGGCTGTCGATCTTGATCGCGCAGTTGCCCAAGTGCTCCGCGAGCTTCGGGTGCCCATCGTGAGAGATGAGCTCGCTCGTGGCCGCCTCGTAAAACTGAGCGGTCGCCGGCACCATGCGGCTCGCCTGATGGGTGCCCCACTCGACCACCGGCAGCCCGTCCTCCTCCCATGCGGCCATCGAGCGCTGCCAGCGATACGGGTCGCAGGCGAGGCTGCGCACGCTGTACGTCTTGCAGACCTCGCGCACTCGGTTCTCGACGTCCATGATCGGAATGCGATAGTCGGGCTGACCGGGGTTCTCCCAGATGTCGACCAGCGTCAGGAACTTGTCGCTGATGCGGCAGGCGACCAGCGCCGTCGTGTCGCCGCTGAACGAGCCGTCGAAGCCGAGCGTGATCTCGTCGCCCGGCTGGATCGCGATGCCGGGCTTGCCGAGCCCGTCCCATGTCCCGTCGGGAAGCCAGCGATCGGGTGCGGTGGTCCACTGGTTCAGGAAGTAGCGCCGAAACTCGTGCTCCGGCACCTCGTGGTAGCGTCGCATGATTGAGTCGGTCGGCACGAAGTCGTCGGCCGCCGGGTTCGCATCGACGACCGCCTGCCGCAGCTGCTCGGGGTCGCGCAGGTCGTAGTCCTGCGAGGGCTCCCACCAGATGCAGAGAAACCGATCGTCCTCGATCACGCCCTCGCTGATCTGCTCGCCTTTGCGGTATAGCCGACCCAGCAGGCTCGTCGGGTCCCAGCCGGCCGTCGAGATCGAGAGCTCCCAGCTGTCGCGCCGCTTGGCTCGGCCATTCGAGAGCACGAGATGGACGCGCTCTTTCTTGCCGGTCCATTCGTGAAGCTCGTCGGTCACGAGGAAGCTCGGCCGGCGTCCATCGTTCGTGCCGGCCACAGCGGCGACCCGGTAGAGCTTGCCGCCCGACTGCTTCGGCATGATCTCCGTGTCGAAGACATCGAAGTACTGCGCGAGCGGCCCCTCGCTAATCATCTGGCGGCAGCTGCCGAACACCGTGTCGGCCTGTTCGAACGATGCCGCTGCGACCGGGATGTCGGGCGACGTGCGCATCTCGCCGAGCGGCGTGCCGTCCTCGAGCCAGCCGGCGAACTGCACGGGTCCGGCGAGCTCGCAGATTGCGAGCGCAGCGGCGAGCTCCGACTTCCCGTTCCCCTTCGGCAGGCCGAGCACGACCTGATCGAACTGGCGGCCGCCGTCGTCCGTGAGCTCGTAGCATTTGTAGACGATGGCGCGCTGCCACGGTCGCAATCGAAACGGCCGACCGAGATAGTCGCCGTCGGAGTGCACGAGGTTCGTCTCGATCCAGTCGCAGATCGCAGGGCCGAGCGTTGGTCTCACTTCACGGCCAGCAGCTTGCGAGGATCATCGGCCGGCTCGCTCGGCTTCGGCTTCGGGCGCTCGGAGAACACGCGGTCGGCGAGATCGCGCAGCTGCTTCTGGCCTTCGGCCCAAGTGACGCCGAGCGCGAGCTGCGCCTTCGGGTTG